ATTGAGAAGATTTCAATCGCCGCTGGTACACGTGCCCTGAAAGGTTCCTATTCAATGGAACTCGCACAGGATTTACGTGCAGTACATGGTCTGGATGCAGAAGCAGAACTTGCTAACATCTTGTCAATGGAAATCCTTGCAGAAATAAATCGAGAAATAATTCGTAAGATTTATATCAATGCCGCAGTTGGAGCCCAAATTGGTACAACTACTGCTGGTCTTTTCGATCTTGATACTGATTCCAATGGACGTTGGATGGTTGAGAAGTTCAAGGGTCTGATGATGCAGATTGAAAAAGATGCAAATCAGATTGGTAAAGACACACGAAGAGGTAAAGGAAATATTCTAATGACTTCATCTGATGTAGCTTCTGCCCTTCAGATGGCGGGTATGTTGGATTATGCTCCTGCAATGAGTACAGATCTGAATACAGATACTGCTTCTTCAACTTTTGCCGGAGTACTTAACGGTCGATATAAAGTATATGTTGATCCTTATGCTGATGCGAACGCACAAGAGTTTTACTGTGTAGGTTACAAAGGTAGTTCACCAATGGATGCAGGAATATTCTACTGCCCTTACGTTCCGTTACAAATGGTTCGTGCGGTTGACAGTTCTAGTTTCCAACCACAAATTGCATTCAAAACACGTTATGGTCTGGTTGCAAATCCATTTGCTGAAAATGCAAGTGCTTCAACTGGTCGTATAACAGGTGTTCTTGGAACTAATCCTCACCTGAATGTATATTACAGAAAAGCGGCAATCACCAATTTGATGTAGTCGTAATTGACTTGACTTATTGATGACATCGTGTTATAATAAGTCGAAAAACAAAAACCCAATGATGCTGAAACATCATTGGGTTTTCTACATCATAATTTCCTCTAAGGAAGAAAATCATGTCTGACATTATTTATAGTTGTGAATCTATAAAATATGCCAACGAATTGAACTTAAAGAAACAACTCCATTCCAAATCATATCGATCAAACACACGATTTATCAACCTAATCGTGATACCCACCGATTTTCTGCCCAAACAATCATCACCTAGAATTAGAATACATTCAATACTTGGTAACAAGGAATAATATGATTATAGTGATAGGGAATGGTCAATCAAAATCTGTTTCGGATTTCAATCTTTTCAAAAAACATATTACGTATGGTTGTGATTTCATTTATCGCAAATTCATACCAAATCATTTAGTTTGTCAGGATATTGATGCACAATTGGAATTGATAACGAATAACTTGACGAAAAAATACAAATGTTATTTTAAAGGGTTTGATCTGATTCCGAGTATGCACTATGATACACTTAAACAGACAACCGATAAAAGATTAAAAATTGGAGAGAATCAACCAAAAACAGATAATTTTATCCAATTCGCCCACGAAGGGGTTATGTATTTTATTTGGATCGATCCATCTGATCCAACTGAAAATATTGTTTGGTGGTCAGATAATAAATTTGATGAATGGGTTTCGGATACAGTCGCACTTCGTTTGGCCGCACAACAAAATCCTGACGAATCGGTTTTTTATTGTATAGGTTTTGATTACTACCATCAACAGACAAAAGATGGTATATATCTTGGTTCTTCTATCATAGATTTTCAAAACAATGAACACGATTCTTGGATCAGTCAACACAAACACATAGAAAATGAATTTCCAAATTCTAAATTTATTTTTGTTGGAAAAGACATAGATTATGGTGAGTTCGAAAATCTGTTGAATAAATAATAGAAAGAACAAAAAGGAAATTCATGTCCGCAACAAATACAGTACCCGACAATCTAAATTATCTTTCAAATATCAGTTTTCGACTGACAATGCAAGATGCGCCAAATTTAACTTGGTTTTGTCAGGCAGTCAATGTGCCTGGTGTATCAATTGAGGGTATAGATGTGATGACACCACATGCCACCATACCTTTTGCGGGAAATAAAGTTTCGTTCGAAGAGTTGTCTGTCAGGTTCATTGTTGATGAACATATGAAAAATTGGACAGAAATTTATGATAGAATTATTGCAACTGGTTTGGCAGAAGGACACGAAAAATATAGACTTCTTAAGGATTCAAATTCAATCAATCCAAGAGGTGGGATAGTTTCAACTGTTGTACTTACTGTTCTAACAAGTGCGATGAATCCCCAAATGGAATTTCATTTCTACGATGCCTTTCCTATTTCCCTTTCTGCACTCGATTTTGATAGCACAAATGCCGATTTAGAATATTTTACAGCTACTGTAGGATTTCGTTATACTAATTATGAAATAAAAAATCTATTGAACAACTAAGGTTATTATGAAAATTGAAGACATTATGGAAATGTGGGGGGAAGACTCTCACATCGATGATAAAGATCTGGACAACGAATCTTTGAATATTCCCAACCTACATCAAAAATACTTAGACATATATTCCAAAGAAAAACGCAAATTCAGAGACCTCAAAACTCACTGGAAGGTTCTTTTTCAACAACGGTGGGAAGTGGTAGTTTCTAAAAATGGCAAAGCACCTGATCACAATATACGAATTTCTAAAACCGAATTAGAGAGACACTACGTTGCGGCAGACGAATCATTGCAAAAGGCAGAAGTAATAATGAACGAACAAGAAGGGAAGGTCGATTATCTGAAATCGGTTCTTTCAATGATTGAGAATAGAAGTTTTCATATCAACAATGCAATCAATTGGAGGAAATTTGTTGCAGGGTTAGGGTGATCATGCAAATCATAATGGAAAAAGAGAACGAGGTTTTTCTACGACTTTCTTGTGAGCCTGGGGTGGGGATGGAACTCAATCATTATTTCCGTTTTCATCCAAAGGATTATCAGTTCATGCCGATGTTCCGAAGGAAAAAGTGGGATGGATATGTCTATCTTTATAATATGAACAGTGGTCGAATATATTATGGTCTGAAAAATAAAATACAACGTTTTGCGAGTGATAGAGAATATGAACTCATTGATCGAACAAATGACCCAACCCAACCCCTATCAAATGAGGATTACCTAAAGTTTCTTACATCATTTCCTTGTGAATTTAAATTAAGAGATTATCAAAGTCTCGCTGTTAGACACTCAATAGATAAAAAAAGATGTGTCCTCCTTTCACCAACTGCATCAGGCAAATCCTTTGTTATTTATTACTTGATTCGTTATTATTTTCCACAAAAAACACTAATCATTGTACCAACACTTTCTTTGGTGAGTCAGATGTATTCTGATTTTGAGGCCTATGCGAAGGTGGACAAAACATTTAAGGTCGAAAAATTCGTTCATAAGATCTTTGGTGGTCAAGAAAAAACAACAGACAAACCAATCATAATTTCAACATGGCAATCATTGTATGAATTGGAAAAGAATTTCTTCACCGATTTTAAATTGGTGATAGGTGATGAGGCACATATGTATAAATCCAAATCACTTACTAAAATAATGAAGAATCTGGAAAACACACCTTACCGAATTGGAACGACCGGAACAATAGATGATGTCGAAGTACATGCTCTAATACTAGAAGGCCTTTTTGGTTCAATTAAAAGAGTAACAACCACTAAAGAACTTATCGAGAACAAAACATTATCATCGATATCCATAAAGTGTCTTGTTCTTAGTTACTCTAAAAAGGAACGCATTCTAGTATCAAAACTGAATTATCAAGAAGAGATAGACTTCATAGTAAGTCATTCGGGAAGGAACAAATACATATGCAATCTAGTAAAAGGACTTTCAGGAAATACATTGGTTCTTTTTCAATTGATAGAAAAACATGGTAACATTTTGCATTCAATATTAGAAGAAATTGTTGATTCTTCTAGGAAAATCTTTTTTGTTTATGGAGGAACAGATGCAGACACAAGAGAAAAAGTCAGAGAACTTGTTGAGAAGGAAAAGGATGCTATTATATGTGCAAGTTATGGTGTATACAGTACCGGCATCAACATTAGGAATCTTCACAACATTGTTTTCGCTTCTCCTTCTAAGAGTCGTATTAGAAATTTACAATCGATAGGTAGAGGGCTGAGGAGATCAGACACAAAAGAGAATGCAACTCTTTATGACATTTCAGATGATTTATGTCACAATGGTAAGAAGAATTATACATTAAATCATTTTATGGAACGAGTGAAAATATATACTAGTGAACATTTCCCCTATCAGATATATACTATTTCAATTTAAACGTCCACAGACTTATTATATCAGATCCAATCAGAAAAGTCAAGTTATTTTTTATTCATATTTAACTTGACAAATACGATAAAACTTGTTATACTTATATAATGAACTCAAATAAGAAAGGTATACGATCATGGCACGAAAAAAACAACACTATGTTGACAATGAAAGATTTCTAGAAGTAATGGGTGGTTATCGTGAAAAATTTCTAGAATCAAAAGACAACGAAACGGAAAGACCCATGTTACCAGATTATGCAGGGGAATGCTTTCTTAAAATAGCGGAAAGGTTGTCTTATAGACCCAATTTTATAAATTATGCATTCAGAGAAGAGATGGTAAGTGATGGTATTGAAAATTGTGTAATGTATGCAAGTAATTTTAATCCAGAAAAATCAACAAATCCCTTTGCGTATTTTACTCAAATAATATACTTTGCGTTTTTACGAAGAATCGAAAAAGAAAAAAAACAACTATATATCAAATACAAAAAGATGGAAGAATATAGTTCTTTGGAAGACAATGCGGATATGGGAGGTATGGGGTCATCGGAAACGAAAGCTGCAACTTCTTCTGCCACACCCCTGACAGTCGATAAACAGGCCTCTATTAGGGAATTTATATTCGCATTCGAGGAAAAAAAACGAAAGAAGAAGGAAGTTAAACCTGTCAAGAAAGACGATGATGTCGTTTCGTTTTCTCCCCTGACCGCATTTATGAGAGCTTGTGCATGAAAATTGCTTTGATAACGGACACCCACGCCGGATCGAGAAATGACAGTCTCATATTTGCAGAATATTTTAGAAAGTTTTATGAAAATATATTTTTCCCTACTCTGAAAGAAAGAAGAATTACTGATGTAATTCACTTAGGTGATATGTTTGATAGACGGAAATTCATCAACTATAGAACTCTCAATTCATGGAAAGGGATGTTTTTTGATCCCCTAAAGGAAATGGGTGGAAATGTCAAAATCATAATTGGAAACCATGATTCCTTTTTCAAAAATACTCTCAAGGTTAATTCACCACAAGAACTAACAAAAGGAATGTCTCACGTTACTGTATATGACAAACCCACCGAAGTTTCTTTGACGGATGATCATAAGGTTTTATTTGTGCCGTGGATTTGTGATGATAATGAAAAGGAAACAAAAGAACTCATCGAAAAGACACGAACTAAAGTTGCATTCGGTCATCTTCAGTTAGTGGGAATTGAACAGAATAAAGGTTCTTATAGTATAGATGGATATTCGTTATCGATGTTCAATGCATTTCAACGAGTATTTTCTGGACACTTTCATCATCGTTCTACTACTGGAAATATTACATATCTCGGAAATCCATACGAAATTACATGGAGTGATTATAATGATCCAAGAGGATTTCATATCTATGATACTGAAACAATGGAGGTGGAATTTATCGAAAATCCCTATTCCATGTTTTACAAGATTTATTATAATGATGAGAAAAATGATTATGGTGATTTGTCGAAATATGAAAATTGTTATGTGAAAATCATAATCGAGAATAGGAACAACTCTTATCTATTTCAAATTTTAATGGATAAGTTAGTAGATGTGGGTGTTGGTCATATTTCGATAGTGGACAATCTCTTTGATATAGAAGACATGGGAGACGACATAGAGAATATGGAAGACGTGGAAGATACAATGAGCATAATCAAGAGTTGCGTAGAAAGTTTACAAATCGAAAACAAAGAGTCGTTGAATTTATTAATGCAAAATCTTTATAACGAAGCCTTAATGTCAGAGACAATATGAATATACCAGAAGATAAAACAAAAAATAGAATAGAAGTTGAAATAGATTTGCCCGAGAAAGATCTTCTCAAACTCGCATTACTTGCACACGAAAAAGATATGACTATTAATGATTTTGTCAACGATGTGTTGTCGAGTGGAATTGCAGATGGAAAGTATCAGTCTGAACATAATAAGAACCCCCAACTTTTAAACGAAACTAAATGATTGTGTTCAAAAAGATCTCTTGGAGGAATTTTCTTTCA